GGCTTGACGACCTGCACTCCAACGAACACTTACTTATAAAATAAGTGCACATTAAAGTGCAGGAAAGGTCCCTAGGTTATGCTAGGGCTCCAGACCTTTATAATCCTGGAAGGCCAGGACCCGATTACTATACCGCGGGGTAATCAACCCTATTTAGAGGGTGTTCCATAAAGGGAAACACGTCTGCTACGCGGTAGACTCGATATGCGAGTCATTCGTTTGATTGTTGTCAACTGTCAGAAAACTGCGATTTCTCGCAACGCAAACTGCCATGCCACCAAGCTTTTAGGTGCCCCACTGTAAAAACAGTATCGGGGGGTTCCCGTAAATCTCTTACCCAGATGTAACCTTCTTCTTCAATTGAAAGAAAATTTTGGCTTTTAACCACACCCAGAAACGATAAAAACGCGGGAGGACGGATGCCCTGTTTATCAACGCAATCTCACAACACTACGGTTGGAGAGCGGACCAGGGATAATCTGCTGAATTGCGCCAGCACAAGCAGCAGCAGAAGATGAAACTGACTGAGAAACAGATGACAAATTGTCATACTCCAAATCAGCAACATCAAAACGCGCCATAAGCTTCTCAAGCTTCGCAATCTTCTGATCCAAAATGGACAGAGTTGGACGAGCGTTGAAAGAAGCAGGCAACTGCGTAATATACAAATCACAATAGGAGAAAGCTGCCATACCGGTCAAACCACCAATAGTGACAGTGTTCGCAGCAGCAACACCACTAGCTGAAACTGAGATGCCGACCTGATAACTGGCCCAGGAACCATCGGCGCCATATTGTACAAAACTGTTGGCGCCTGCATCCTTGAAATCAGCAGTGTCAGACGTCAAATTGGCTCCCAAAGAAAGAGAAGGCACGGCAGCAATAGATGTACCTTGCCAATTCAACGACACATAGAAATTGCCAGCAATGGGCATTGTAAACGTGGTGCTAGTTGTAACAACAGGCAACGTGGATTTGGTGGACAAGCCAACCGTACCATTCGTGCCAAGCGGACTAGCAGCACTAGCTGACCCTGCTGCCGTTTCGCGCACATGCGCATACAACAACGCTGCAGAAACGGAGCCTGGTATGGGTAGCTTTGGACGAATCATGTCAAAAGCATACTCAACATACAGCTCACCAATTTCAGTAGTAACAGCATTGGATGAAGTGATCATCTGGAAATTTCCAATATCATAGAACTTGCCAGAATCACCGGTTGGCCCCGCCAAATTGGCTGAAGAATACATAAAATAGTCATTCAAGGGTAAAGCTGAACCTCGGCCTGGGCTTCGGTTGCGCTTGCCAGCCACAACATCGTGGGTAAAAGAGGAGTAAACCATACCACGAGACATACCACAATAATCCTCAGCCTCCTTGGCCGTGACAAAATTGGGATCAGACACATCAAAATTGGTGGCCATGATCACCTTGCCAGCAGAAGCAGTTGATGAAACAGCTGTATACGCCTCAGTACGGAAGTGAAACTTCAACGTGCGTACACGATACTGCTCATAACAAGCTGCAATCTGTGAGAACAGTGGAAACAAAACAGTGTTGCCCGGATTGAGCCACAACTGTTGCACAAGAGTGAAAGCTGAGGAACCAGAAATGTTCGCAACCAACTCCTCACGAGGCTTGAAACGATCGATGATCAAATGTTTGTTAGTAATAACTTCACCGCGGTTCAAACCATCAGAAACAGAGCGCGTAGCATATTGTTTGCTGCGCCCCGAACCAGGTCTCTTCTTGCCCTTAGCTTTGCGTCCTGCACTTGCCAAGATGCGCTTATTGCGCATCAAAGCCTTCTGCATCGCTTGCTTTTGGGTCAAGGGACCAATAAATCTGCGCTTTTGGGTGCGCGAACCCTTGCCTTTCTTTGCAGGCATGACGGTGGAAAAGAATAAATTCTTTTCAAAGCCCAACCCACCCACCTAACACCAAATTGTACATAAACAAATCGTTTGGTAGTGCGAACTGGTAGTGACGAACATCAGACAACCGTGATACGAACTCGCGAAATCGAACACGTGTTGGCTTATGAACCCACAAAGAAGCATACAAACCATTCAAAATAGCTTGTGTACGCTCTGCACCGTGCACATGCAAATAGGATAATTGCGCAAAGAGCTTATCAAAATTGGGAAGGCCAACGAAACAATCAAACTCGCTGGACCAAGCAATAGTCTTACCGAAGAAAACTTGGCTAATAATTGACTCACTGTCAACAGACAGGTCATAAGTTATGCCAAGCTCAGCTGCATTTTGCTTTAATTCCTCAAATGATATAACATACTCTCCGCGCATGTTGAGATTAAGATCATCGCCGAAAATATCGGTCTGATTGACCAACCACCACTCTGTAAAATCGAAACCGGCCCGAATTACGCTATAAGCGACTACGACCATGGTGACGATACAGTTATCAATTGTAGTGTTCAATGAACCCGAAGGGTTTCCATGCTCCTTAAAATACAAAGAGCCGAAGCCATCAACGAGATGAGCATTGATAATCCCATCATACAAGCGACGAACAACATCAGGATCAGAATGCAACCTGGCTCTGAACTCACACACAATTTGCATGAGGAGCGAACAGATTGAACGATCAAACTTAGCGCCGTCGACGCTCAAAAATTTGTCAAATAGGGAGCGCTTTTTACACCAGGCGGTAAAACCGCCGTACTCAAGCACTTCACCAACCTGAAACAAACCAGCCTCAATAAATGAGCGATTCTATTCAGTAAAAGCTATCTGACATGCCAATAGAAAATCAATCGGAGCACACTGTATCGTGCGAACTCCGCCCTTGTTGACCTTTGCCACAGGGAGCAATTCTTTCTTTGGAAAAACATACCAAATAGGAACAGCTGGCGACGTACCATCAAGATACATCATTGCATTGTCATGAACGGTTCGAAAATCATAAGCCAAAACATGACCCTTGGTATCGTAAACAGAATTGTACGGAAAACCAGGCGATGACTTCATCTTAAACTCGCTCAGAGCTGCACCAACTGGGCAACAATGGGATAAACAAACTTTCTTGGATAAAATTGAAAAAACCTGAGCACACGCTTTCTGTAAAACAGAGGAATCAAACTTCTCTGTAGTCGGAAGGAAAAACGGCTCAAGGTTATCAAACACACCTCGCTTCGAAAAATTGGGGGAAGCATACAAAAATTCAAACGGAAAAATGTCTGGAACCTCAGCCAAAGGAAAAATAGTCTTAGGTTGAGGTTTATAAAATACAAACCGATTTACGCCACACTCCACATCAAGTGAGTACTGTTTTCGTACAGTTTCCCATAATACAGGGTACTCACTGGGGAAATATGGCGTCAACGGAGTAAAAAAGACTTGATCGTAAGCATGGGCAAATAGCAACAAGTTGCACCCTTTGCACGATCATCCGAAGAAACATGAATGCCCACAAGTTTGTGTTTGTCGCTCGCCAATGAAGGCGAATTCAATACGAGGCCACCACAATCTCCGGGAAAAGAGGTAATGCTATACAAGCCGTCACCAACAAACATCCCATCGGCGTCCTTGGGGCCAATAATCAATTTGGCACTTCCACGAGACGTCTGAGAAGAAATAGGGCACTGAGAACCAGGCGACAGCCCAACGACATTGACAGGTACAGCATAAAAACCTCCATGTTCAACACCGGACTGCTCAGCCGAGCAATGAGGATGCTCTGACAAAGTGACACGAACACCATTAATCATCACGGCATCTTCATTATGATGATCCAACACAATAAGCGTTGAACCCCACTTTAAAGCCCAAAAAATTTGGTGCCGGTTCATGTCAAAAACGGGAACCTGCATAGCCTCCCAGCTGGCACGCGCAAACTGCGGCGTAAAGCCAAAACCTTGGGGGCATTGCAACTTCGAGCAACTCACACGCTGGGGGCCGTGGGAATAATTCTCCCAAAACTTGCCATGTGCCTTTTGGGCACTAGCACCGCCTTTACCAGCAGAACGCTGCAAATAAAAACACTTGCCGCAAACAGATGATCCCTTTCGGAAACAAATGCCCTTGCAAGCAGGGGTGGCACACTTTGGCTTTCCCTTCACGTTGCACGCACGGCATGTGAGATAATTCTCAGCACACATATTGTCACAAGACTTGCAGTTGTGGCTGCCTTCAGACTGCTTCTTCTGAGCCACAGGGGGCTCAGTGGCAGAACAACCACAGATGTGCGCACAATTTCTGTCCTTGCAAGCAACACCACACGGACCTGTTGCGTGCTTCAAACCACAGTAATGAATACATGTGGGAACACGAGCAACAGTTGCTGATTGCGCATTCTTACGCGAACGACGTTTTCCGTACCTGGCGCCTGAGCCCTCATTTTGAGCGGCATCATAGGCAGCCATATACTCAGTTTCATCATCGGACTCACCGCCCAAATCAGCAAACACATCATGATCAGCATCAGGACGCATGTGGGGATTTTTCTGAAAAAATCTTTCCATGTTTTCAGGATCATCCGATTTCGGCGTAACGCCGTCCTCTTCATAATCAATCCACGTCACACGCTTCTTAGCGTGACCACGAGACTTTCCCTGCGGTTTCTTGGGCGCCTTGCACTCAGTAAAATGTATGCAATGGTGACCACCACATTCCAAGTTGCAACTAGCAACAGCACTCGAATCAACGAGGCCTGCAAGCTTAGCTGGACAATCTTTCATGTGGATACAACCGCGAGTAACACCTTGATCAGGCGCCTTCTCAACGGGTGCCGCAAAAGACCAGAAACCCTGAGCATTAAACAACATACCTGCCGCTTTACGTTTTTCAACATCAGCAGTTAATGCCGCAGCTTTCAGAGCCGGCTTCAACGGAACAACTTTTGGCGATTCAGGTGCCTTGGCCACAGGGGGCTCAGCATCAACATCAGACTTCAAAAGCTTGTACAAAGCACCTGCCACCACACCAGCGGAACCTAATCCAACAATGGCTTTGGCAACAGGATGATCAGGCATCAAGCCGGCCAGAGACGCAATCGCTGAGTTCCCAACACCACGAGCCCGCGCATAAGCTGCGGAGAACTTGGGTGGAATACCCCAAAGACGATTCGACGCATCAGGACGAACAAGGGGAATCAAATTGCCTTGCACCTTCAGATAACACTGGCAGGCATTGGCAATACGTGGTGCCACATTCCTACCACAAACCCAAAAGTCTTGACCGGGAGTTTGCTTTGCCAAAATATGATGTTGGCAATACACCTGCGGGACAGTTTGAGCAGCAAACCTAGCCGTGGCTGCAATAGCAGCCATGAACTGAGTTGCAAACTTCAATTTCTTTGACGCAGCTTTGTCATCATCAAAATACAAAGATGCCCACGCGAGCGCAATGGTACCAGCTTCAAAAAGCTTGTCACCACCTGCAAGCACAGCAGGAGCATCATTGATGGAATTAGCAAACCCCATAACAACAGGAGCAGCCCCAGCAGGAGCAGACGCCTCCGGAAAATCTTGTTGCTCATCATCATCGATAACAACTTGACCTTCATCCGGCTGTGACGAAATAGCACGCCAGGCCGACTCAACCGAAGTTAACGCACGAGCTGCGACACGCGCAGCAACGCCGTCTTCAACGGGAGCTGGAACCTCTGGGGCCACAACCTTAACAGGTTGAGTGTCCGCAATTGCAGCATAAAGCCTACTCGCAATACGATCATCTGACTCACCAGCCCGACGACCATGGAGCTCACTTGCCATCTTCTTTCTTCTGTCATCATTGTTCAGCTCTTGAGAGAGCTGATCCGACAGAGACTGACGATTGGCCTGCTCCGCTGCAAAACGACGACGATTAGCGTCATCCAAAATCGCAGCCTGCTGCTCAACAAGAGTAGCATCAGCATGCTCGGACGAAATCGCCTCATTTACAGCATCACGAGAGGAACCCTTGGCAACAACGACTCTTTTCACTTCATACTTGGAATCATCATCACAATGGTACAGTTCGTTGAACTCACAAACAAGAGCAGTGCTCTTCGGTGCCTGGGGAGGCATATCAAACTCATCGATATCCTCTTCTTCCAGGTGCCTACGCAGACGCTGCTTCAACCATCTGGGGCACCACGGGGCAGCTTGACCTTCCTCCATGGGCTCCAAACGGGCCAACGTTGCCTCCAAATTGAGTCTGCCATCATCATATGTTATGTGATGAGGCAACAACCAAAACTTCTTGGGGCAGCGATAAAACCATGCAACAGCCATTCGCTCGATAAAACACGAACTTTGTGAGCGCAACATGATGCCATTCAGGCAACCACGGTCGCAAACAAGGGCACGCTGTGAAAACTTGAACTTGCCGGGGGAATTGGGCAGGCCGCGAATCATTTCGCCGCTCCACTTTCCTTCCACACACTGGTGCAAGCACTGAACACGAAGATAAAAATAACTGTGCTCAATAGACTCACCCTTCTTGTTGACACGGGGGAGGGCCAACTTGGTCAACTCCTCAACAATCTCATTATGGCCTTCGCCGCGCAAACGCGCAGCTATATCCTCATGAGAACCTTCAGCATGCTCACTTGAGCATGAGGCTGCAGCACCTGCAGCACATGAGCTCGATGCAGATGCACTCGAGCATGAAAGTGTCGACGACCCTGAGCCAATAGGGCCCAAGGATGAAACGGCAACACGGGGGGCATCACTCACAGAGGAGAGTGCCAATGCCGCAGAAGGCCCAAACGCTTGACGCGCGGCCTCCTGAACGGAAACATAAACTGCCGACGGCACAGAGACCGGGGCAGGAAGAACACGTGCAAGACTAGGAGCCTGACCAGGCTTCACACTAGCTTGCAGCTGCTTCGATGCAGCAACACGAGACGCTTCGCGCTCACGAGCAAATGCCTGAGGATCGACGCCACTTCTTGACGCCGCCACAGCCGCATAACTCGCCACCGCTGACGTAGCACCAGATACTGCAACAGATGCCATATCAGAAATATGCACAAA